GTCGACAGGGTCTAGTGATACATATTCTAATGTTGCAACTGGATCAAATACAAGTTATAGTGACGCTGCATAGGAGATAAAAATTATGGCATCAACATTTTCACCTTTAGGGGTAGAACTTCAAGCAACCGGAGAAAATGCCGGTACATGGGGGACGAAGACTAATACTAATTTACAAATAGTTGAACAGATTACTGGTGGTTTTACAACACAAGCTGTATCTGATTCAGGTGATACAACTCTTTCAGTATCAGATGGATCAACAGGTGCAACTCTTGCACACAGAATTATAGAGTTTACAGGATCGTTAACTGGATCAAGAAATGTCACTATACCTATTGATGTTCAACAAGCATATATTTTAAAAAATTCAACAAGTGGATCACAAAACGTAGTATTTAAATATGTTACAGGTTCAGGGGACAGTGTAACTGTTGCTCCTGGTGCAGTAAAATTAGTTTATGCTACAGCTAATGATGGAACAAATCCAGATATTGATGATTGTGGATTTATAACTGCTTCATCCACTGATACTTTAACAAACAAAACTTTAACAGCTCCAAAAATTGCAGATGCAGGTTTTATTGCGGATGCAAATGGAAATGAACAGATTATATTTCAAACAACATCTTCAGCAGTAAATGAATTAGAAGTAACTAACGCTGCAACAGGTAATCCACCAATCTTAGGTGCGAGTGGAGAAACAAACGTTGATGTTCACATAAAACCAAAAGGAACTGGAGAAACTAGAATAGGAACTGGTGCTGCCGCAGCTACACTTACAACAAGTGGCACTCACGACCTTGTATTAGATACAAATTCAGGAACTAACTCAGGTTCAATTACAATAACTGATGGAGCAGATGGAAATATTAATATCGCACCAAACGGAAATGGTGTTGTTCAAGCAGGTGGTTCAGCGGTAAAAGTTGCAGGTAAAGAAACTATATGGGTTCCAGCAGTTGCAATGTATCCAAATACGACAAGTGGTTGTGCAGATTTAGCACAAGTTGAATTAGGTAATGGACCAGAATTAAAAACTTTAGATTTTGATAAAGATTCAGATGAATTTGCACAGTTTGCTGTTGCTTTTCCTAAATCATGGAATGAAGGCACAATAACTTTTCAAGCTTATTTTACAGCAGACTCTACAAACACAGGAACTGTGTCTTGGGCATTAGGTGGTGTGGCTTTCGCAGATAATGATAGTATTAATACTGCATTTGGAACTGCGGTTGCACCAACAGCAAAAGCTCACAGCGGGACAGCGAATGATTTAGATGTTACAGCAGAAAGTGGAGCAGTGACAATAGCAGGTTCACCTAGCACAGATGAGGAAGTGTTCTTTCAAATACAAAGAGATGTATCAGAGGATAGTTTAACTGCTGATGCAAAATTATTAGGTATTAAATTATTCTTCACTACTGATGCTGCTAACGACGCGTAAGGAAATAGAATATGAAACACAGAGATAAAGAGATTCAACCTCTAACAATCGGAAAAAATACATCAAATATAAACAATCGTAGGGGTAAATCTTTTGGATATCAAGTTTTAGGTTTTGGTTCTGGTGGTAAAGCACCTTTATTTACTATCGCTTGTGGTGGTACAGTAACCACTTCTGGAAATTTTAAAATTCATACTTTTACAAACCCAGGTACTTTTACAGTTTCACAAGTAGGTGATGTAGATCAAGTAAGTTACCTCGTTGTTGCTGGTGGCGGCGGTGGAGGCGGCTGTCAAGGAGGAGGCGGCGGCGGAGCTGGTGGCTATCGAGAGGCTAAAGCTTCAAACGACTGTTATTCTGCTTCTCCTTTATGTGGAGCTAGTGGTAATTCCGTATCTGTTACTGCAGCAAGTTTTCCAATTACAGTTGGTAATGGCGGTGGTGGTGGACCACCATCTGGTAATGGTACTAAGGGTAATAATTCAGTTTTTTCAACAAAAACATCCACAGGTGGTGGTCCTGGTGGCCGAGGTGGTGGACTCCCTGCAAGTAATGCGGGAGGAACCGGAGGATCCGGAGGTGGTGGTGGCGGAAGAGCCGAACCTGGTGGATCAGGAAATCAAGGAGGTTTTAGTCCTGCAGAAGGTAATGATGGAGGTGCCTCAAGACCTGCTCCATCCCCACAATTTGATTTTGGTGGAGGTGGTGGAGGAGCCACACAGGCAGGAGCAAATGGAGCTTGTGGTAATGCTGGAGACGGTGGTGATGGTGCAACCTCATCAATTAACGCATCAGCAGTAGCAAGAGCTGGTGGTGGTGGAGGCGGAGCTGAACCAAACCCTACAGCTACTTCAGGACAAGGTGGAACAGGTGGTGGCGGACCAGGTGGTCCAAACCCTGCACCAGGAGGAACTGCTAATACAGGTGGTGGTGGCGGAGGCCGATCAGGTCCAGGAGCTAGTGGTAGTGGCGGAGCTGGTGGTTCTGGTATTGTTATAATAAGGTATAAGTTTCAATAGGAATTAATATGGCAAGTTTTGCAAAAATAGATGAAAATAATGAAGTCCTTACAGTGTTAACTATGGACAATGAAGAAATGAAAGATGCCAATGGTAATGAGATAGAGGCTAAAGGTCAAGAGTGGTTAGAAACACATAATAATTGGCCTGCAAGTATGTGGATTCAAACTTCATACAATACACAAGGAAATCAACATAAACTTGGTGGTTCACCTTTTAGAGGAAACTATGCAGGTATTGGTTATATTTGGGATTCAGAAAATAATATTTTTTGGCCACCAAAACCTTTTAACTCTTGGCAAAAAAATACAACAACTGCAGAGTGGGATCCACCAATACCTAAACCAGATTTAACAAGCGAGCAACAATCTCAAAACGAAGCAGACACTCATGAGTGGTGGTATACATGGGACGAAAATGTTCATAACTCTGATAACACACAAGGTTGGGTGTTAGAAAATTTACTAGCATAATTTATTTATATTGACATCGTAGTATCATTATTTTATATTAAAGATGGTATGCATAAGAAAGTATTAAGTGAAATTCCATTAATTTATGGTAACGTTTCAATGCCAAAAGGTTTTGAAATTAACCATGATAAATTACTTGGTGATAATTTAGAATCATTATATTTAAAAAAAGATTTTCCCTTTTCGAAAACGTGGGATATGTTGAATACTTACATCATAGAACATGTTCGATTAAAATTTGATTATGGTCTTGAAAATATAAAAACATGGGGCGATGTCTATCAACCCTTTGAAAAAACGTTTCCTATTTTAGATGCAAACCCATTAGATTTAATAAATTCATCTGATTTTACTTGTTTATACGGAGTTAAAGTTGATAAATGTTTTATACGGATACACTATGATGATAATAGAAAAAAAAATAGAAGTTGGGATATAGAATTAAAAAACAATATGTTTATGATTTTTCCATCAACAAATACATATACTATTTCAAATAATCAAAACCATTCTTTAAATTATATTCACACTATACTTTATGAACTTAAATAACCATTATTGTTATTTTAAGTCTGCGTTACCTCCTAGACTTTGTGATGATATAATCAAACATGGTTTATCACACAAAGAAACTTTAGGTAAAACAGGTGATTTTGATAATAAAAAATTATCAAAAAATGATGTTAATGATTTAAAAAGAAAAAGAAATTCTAATATAGTTTGGTTAAATGACCCTTGGATTTACAAGGAACTTCAACCTTACATACATAAAGCAAATAAAACAGCTGGTTGGAATTTTCAATGGGACATGAGTGAAAGTATGCAATTTACAAAATATAAATTAAATCAATATTACGATTGGCACTGTGATAGTTGGAATAAGCCTTATGAACAAGAAGGACCACAAAAAGGCAAAATTAGAAAGTTGTCAATGACTTGTCAATTAACAGATGGATCAGAATATGAAGGAGGTGAGTTAGAGTTTGATTACAGAAACTATGATCCTCATATGAGAAATGAAGCTCAACATTTAAAACAAGTTAAAGAAATACTTTCTAAAGGGTCTATTATTGTATTTCCTTCATTTGTTTGGCATAGAGTAAAACCAGTAACGAAAGGAACGAGATATTCAATAGTCATGTGGAACTTAGGATATCCTTTTAAATAATATGGACATATTAGAACATTTTAAAACACCTATATGGATTGAAAACAAACCAGAGTTTGTAGAATCTTTAAATAAAGCCTCTAATAAATACATTACAAAAGCTAAAAATAAAAATAAAAAACATATTAAAAAGTATGGGGATTTTGGATTATCACATCATTCAACACAATTAACAAGAGATAATAATTTTTTAGATTTTAGAAATTATGTTGGTCAAAAATCTTGGGAGTTTTTAGATTGGCAGGGATATGACATGGAAAAATATCAAACTATGTTTAGTGAAATGTGGGTGCAAGAATTTTCAAAAAAAGGTGGGGGTCATCACTCTTCACACATTCATTGGAATCAACATGTATCAGGATTTTATTTTTTAAAATCTTCGGATAAAACATCTTTTCCAATATTTCATGATCCAAGAACAGGTGCCAGAGCAACTAAGTTAAATTTAAAACCTGATATTAATATAAGTCATGGAACTGAATTAGTTCATATTAAAGTTCAACCAGGAATATTAATTATTTTTCCTGGTTATTTAGAACATGAATTTGCAGTGGATTATGGTATAGAGCCTTTTAGATTTATTCACTGGAATATTCAAGCAATACCAAAAGGTATGGCTAAAGATGTTTAAAAAGAAAAAGTATACAATTATTCGTCAAGCAGTCTCAAAAGATTTAGCAACTTTTATTGCTAATTATTTTTTAATGAAAAAACAAGTTTTGGATACTTGTATAAAACAAAGATATATATCTCCCTTTGAAACTTTATTAGGAAGTTATGACGATGAACAAATTCCAAACACATATTCACATTATGCAGACATTGCTATGGAAACTTTAATGTTAAAATGCCAACCACAAATGGAAAAAATTACAGAACTAAAATTATATCCTGCATATAGTTACGCAAGAATTTATAAAAAAGGTGACGAACTTAAAAGACACAAAGATAGATTTAGTTGTGAGATATCTACAACTATGAATTTAGGAGGTGATGATTGGCCAATATATTTGGAACCATCAGGTAAAAAAGGAATGAAGGGTGTTAAAGTAGATCTTAAACAAGGGGACATGTTAGTTTACTCTGGATGTGAATTAGAACATTGGAGAGAAAAATTTAAAGGTAAAGAATGCGTGCAAGTTTTTTTACATTACAATAATCGTAAAACACCAGGAGCAAAAGAAAATATGTTTGACAAACGTCCACACTTAGGTCTTCCAAGTTGGTTTAAAGATAAACGAGTTTAGTCTTATGATGGGTGCAGTGATACCACCACATACCACTTCACTGCATCCTTCATAATACTAAAATAAAATTATGGATATAGTAGACAACTTTTTATCAAAGAAAGATTTTAAAAAAATTAAAGATATTTTTTTATCTGGGGATTTACCTTACTATTTTAATAATTGTGTTACTTTTAAAAATGATGGGTATTTTTATTTTACACATGATTTATATAAAGATAATATTGTAACTAGTAATCATTTTTATTTAGTTGAACCATTAATAAAAAAATTAAATATTTTATTTTTAAGAAGAGTAAAAATAAATTGCTATACAAGAGATAGTAAATTAATTAGACACAGAGAACATCAAGATTTATTAGTGCCTCATCAAGGAGCAATATTTTCTTTGAACACTTGTAATGGAGGGACTTATATTAAAAATAAATTTATAGAATCTAAAGAAAATAGAATAATTTTATTTGACCCATCTATTAAACACTCTAGTACAAATTGCACTGATGAACAAGCTAGATTTAATATAAACATTAATTGGAAGTAATGATTGATTTTAATTTTCCTATTTTAAAAAGTAAATTTAAGAAACACTCAAAACTAAAACAAAGTTTATTAGATTTAATTAATACTCAAGAAACGGGTTCTTTAAAACAATTTGATTCTTATTATGACGATAGTATTTCAAGAGTAGATTGGGACAGAAGATCAGACTTTCAAAGAGAATGGGTGAAATTAATAAATGAAGATTTAATAAATAATTTTGATAATCAGGTTAAAAAAATAGGTTTAAAAAATATAAGACTTATTCATTTATGGTTTCAACAATATTTTAAAGGAGATACTCATGGTTGGCATGTGCATGGTAACAATTTTACCGGAGTCTATTATTTAGAATTTAGTAAATGTGCACCACGCACACAAATAATAGAACCCATATCTAAACGGTTGATAGAAATAGAAGCAAAAGAAGGAGAGATTGTAATTTTTCCAAGTGTATATATACATAGGGCGTCTAAATCAAAATCTAAAAAAAGAAAAACCATTATCTCATTTAACTTTGAATGTGATTTAATTGATGATTCTTATTTAAAAAAAATAAAAAAATTATATAAATAAGCAATAAATTTGATATACATTGATATACTATGTTACAAAAAATAGGATTTCAACCAGGTATTAATAAACAGATTACTCCCACAGGAGCCGAAGGTCAATGGGTTGACTGTGATAATGTGAGATTTAGGTATGGTATACCAGAAAAGATAGGTGGTTGGAATCAGTTAGGTGGCACAGGAGCCAATGAATTAACAGGTGCAGGTAGAGGACTTCATCATTTTATTAATAGCTTATCAAGAAAATAT